AACGATCAGCACCGCGCCCAGAATCGTCTGAAATAGACCCGCGCGCTTTGCTCCCGCAAGGACAGGCGCTATCCGAATCGGCTCTCCTCCAACCGGATACTGCATTTCCTCCACGCCGATGTTTCGGTTGCCTACGAAGCACACAAACTTCACACCATGTGCGTCGCTATTCGCCAGATCGCGCTCAAATCCGGGAAGCAGTATGCATAGGGCCCTGATCGCTTCCGCCGGGCAGTTCACGGCAAGCCAGTGGGTTCGTCCGTACTTCCCCCCAAGCCGCCCATAGATCCGCACCTCTCTCAGCGTCTCGGTCATTCCACGCCCTCATGACGAAGGATCAATCGGGTTGCCTCGCGCCAATAACCGCCGTAAACCACACGTTCGGAGTCTCGCCCATACAAGTGATGCAGCATTGCATTTGGAATAGGAAAGAGATCAGGCGCTTCCCGCAGCGGCCGGTCACCGATGAACATGCCGGAGTGGTTGACTCGATCCGAGCGGATCTGCATCAGCACCACATCGCCGAACTGCGTCCGTTCGCCTGCCGCAAGAGGTCGAAAGCCAACCTCGGCATAGTGGTCCATGTAAAGATCGCCCTCCCTGCCTGGCTCCCACCAGCCATCATCCCGACGAAAATTCGGCAGGATGATGTTCAGTTCCCGAGCGTACCCATCGCGGACCAAGCTGTAGCAATCCAGAACCCCGTGAGCAAAAGGCCGCCCCAAAAGTGGTGCCTCGTAGCCCTCAGGGGCAAAGCTGACCAGTTGGCGCGTCTCTACATGGCCGGCTTCGGAACGGCCAACGGCAACAATGAACCAAGGCACCTCGCTCTCTTCGCACGCAACACGATCCGCTTCATGGATCAAGAGGGGCTGTTGGTCCGGATGGGAATGAATCACTGCCTTGACAGTCCCGGCATCGGCCGCAGCGGTGTAATCCCGAGGATCCATAACGAAATGTTCAGCGCCTGTCGCGAGGTTCCTGCACGGCCAATAGATCTCCCGACGAGCCACCTGCACCACTAGGCCACAACACTCGCGCGGGTACTCCGCCATCGCATGAGCACGGATGGCGTCAATCGTCTTCTTCCGCATGGTTACCCTCGAATGCGGTCCGCAGAAGGGAAGCCGCCGAAATTAATCACTTCGTACTCGCCGAAGCGCTGCTTGCAGTCGCTCAGCAACCCAGAACATCGATCGCGCGCTGGGTCGGAAACGGGATTCCCCTCCACATCGAACATGCGAGAGCCCGTATATCCGCAATAGGGCCCGCGATAGCCGCCCCTGGTGAGCCAGCCGCAAACGCCGGCGATGATCTGACGACCAGGGAGTTTTTGACCGTTGAAATCTAGAGCGCTCGACAGCTCAAACTCCACAACCTCGGCAGTTTCAGCCGTCTTCTGCTGGACAATCCACACCTCAGGCGGCAACTCTTCCTCGGACGAGGCGGTCGGATTTCCATCTGGAAAATTTCGCGCATCCAGATATTTCCCAAGTGTTCGGCGAACGACCACGCGGGCACCGACAAGATCGTCCAGCGCGATGCAGAGGGCCGAAATCACACCAGGAATGGGGTTGCCTGCGGCGTCTAGCCCAATATTGCCTACAGACAGAGTGGGGGTTGGCTGTTGCCCCTCACCCACCTGCTCAAACCCCTCAGCCTGGATAGCCCAGGGGTCGTATTGATTCTCTTGCCACCAGATCGGGCCTACCTGGGCATATCCGTGAAAGCGCTGTAGCGTGCCGCCAATGCCGGTGGCGTCCAGCTCGAACAAGTCGACCAACTGGCCGACCTCCAGCTTTTGAGCATCCGCATAGATCCCCATTGCACTACTCCGGGGTAGCGGGCGAGCCCGCAGCTTCCAGTTGCGCGATCCTGTTGTTGGCCGTCACCAACGATCTATTGGTTTCCTCCAGCATCTGGGTCAGGCGCTGCACCGCAGCCACCAAGTCCGGCATGATGCGTCCCATGTCCACCCCCTGATACCTGGGCACGTTCTTGCCGTCGGCCCCCTTCATCATCTCGTCCTTCTTGCCCACCACCGCGGTGGGGACCAGAGCCTGCAGCTCGTGCGCGATGAACCCGCGTTGAACCTCAGAGTCCTCCGGTGCCCCGTTCATGCGGAAGTTGATGGGCCGCAGCGCGTTGATGGTGGCCAGAGAGGTTTCAGGGTCCAGGTCGCCCAGCTCGGTCTTGGCGCGGTAGTCCGAGGTGGTGGAGTAAATCACCGACAGGTTGTTCTGGGAGAAGATGTACCCGCACACACCGCCGTTGGACGCTTGAAACTGGATAGCGGTCGTATCCGCCGCCAGCGTCGGACGCAACACCATCCCGTACTCGGTGCCGCCACCAGTGAAGCTAACGTGCAGCTTGGTCTGCACGTTAGGGTTCAGGAATCGTCCAAACTGCCAGCGCCCGTCTTCGATAACGCGGCCGCACTCCCCGGTAGCGGAATTGAAAGTGAAGTATATCGGGATGCCGGCCGTCCCGTGCCTACTGAACAGAAGTTGCCCAATACCGGTGGACTGGTTTATTCCAAACAGAACGAACTGCGAGTCTGCAGCCTTCCAGCCCCGGGCGATAAACCCCGCGTTGGTCCCGCCGCTTGAGCCAGGAACAACCGTCATGTAAGTGTCGCCGAGATTGTCCTGGAAAACGGTGCTGACCCCCGGGGCGTAAGTGCTTGTGAACGAGCCGTAGAATGTGGTGCCCTCCCCCATTTTGAGGATGCCGGTGGCGACAGTCATTCCGGTGTACGAATTGGTGGCCGTGCTCCACCGACACCAGCCGAAGTTGTCCACGTACACGTCGCCGCAATCGGCCGTGGGCAGGTAGGCAGTGGACGACAGGGAGCCGATGATCTTCCAAGGATCCCAGGTAGACCCGGAGCCAATACGAGAGAACCGGCGGGGTTTCTGTCCGTTGATCAGCAGGACACACTCCTGCACAGCGAAGCCGGCACTGACATACCAGACATTCAAGTAGCCGGCACCGACGGAATTGGCGGCCACAGGAGGGCCATTGCTTCCAGCGGATACTGTAGAGCCATCGACCCAGGTGTAGAACGTGTTATCCGCGCTGAGCGTGTTGAAGTTCACGCCGGCCGGCCCAAGCGCCACCCGATGCATAGCGTCCTTGAGCCGAGCCTGTTCAAACCACGGCCCCCAAGCCTTGCTAGCCCCGAAGCGCACGCGCTTGAAGGTCACTGGGCTTGTTTCAGGAAACGCTGTGTAGGTCTGAGTGACCTGCAGATTGCTGGCGCTGGAAGCCACAACTTCTAGGATGCCCGCCAGTTGAATAGGGTAATTCAGCGCGCCCGTAGCCTCAGCACTCACGTTGCAGGCGTAAGTGCCGGGAATGTCAATGGTATTCAGGTCGACGCTGGTCAGCGTCTTAGCCAGGCTGCGGCGAGCATAGGCCGTACCGTTCCAAGCGTACCAGCCATCGTCATCGACATAGACATCGCCGTGATAGGCCGTAGGCAGGTCGGCCACAATGCTGACCGGCGCCACCACGTACCAAGAGCCCCAGGTGCCGCTGATCAGGGCGCGCTGGAAGTTGGTGGGCCGGCGGCCGGCGCCAGGGAACACCGTGAGGCTCTGCACCAGGTTGGTGGCGCTCATCTGGGTCACCTGCAGCGAACCAGATCCGGGGATAGTGGCGGGCCAATTGGCGCCACCCGTCATTGCCGCGCCTGACGTCCAGGTGTAGTAGGCGTTCTCCGTCGTCAGCGTGTTCGCGTCAACCGCAGCCGTCACAGCCACCTTACGGAAGGTATCCACGGCTCGAGCTTGCTCTTGCCAGCCGGCCCAGGTGAGCGACGTCGTGAAGCGCGTGCGCTTATAGGTGCGAGACACGCCGCCCGACCCGCTGCGGGTCGTGTAAGTCTGGGTGACCTGTAGGTTGCCCGCGGCAGCGCGCTCCACCACCAAGGTTCCTGCCCGCAGCTCCGGCCAATTAAGGGCCGCCGTCGCGTCCGCGTCGCTGTTGATGTAGTAGGAGCCGGGGTCGGTGACCGTGTTCGCGTCGGTGCCGGCCACGACAGGCACCGCGGTCAGGACTGGCAGCTGCTCGCGCGGGATCGTTCTGTCGGCGCCCAGCGATGCGGCACCGTTGGCAGCGCCCAGCATCGAGGCATCGAGCATTCTCACCCATTCAGCCCAGTCGCCTCCAGCGCGAGTCCGCCAATAGCTACGGCGCCCCGTGGTCACGTACCGCTGATACACAAACGACGTACCCGCTGCCACGATTTGCAGCAAGCCTGCGGTACCCTCGGGATAGTTCGTACCACCCACGGCCCCCGCGTTCGCGGACTGGTGGAACGTGCCGGTGGTCGTGTAGGCGTTCAGATTCGCGGACGCCGGAATCTCCACAGTCTTGAACGCGTCTTCCAGCGCCGCTTTCAGCGCCGCCATATTCCGGTTCGTTTTTTGAAATGAATCCCGGTGCGTATCGCCGGTGCCATCATTGGGCGCTTGCCCAACGTTGATGATTTCGAGGTTCACCATGGTCATCAGGGAATGAATTTCTGTTTGAAGGTGACGGCCAACGTGAACCAGCCGCCACCCAGAGGCACAGGGCTGTAACCCCGCTCCATCAGGAAGACCGCCTGCTGCCCCAGGGGCGGCGTCCAAAGGAACCCCGTCCAGGTCCCGTGGCGGTCAAGGAACTTTTTGATTGGCTGGATCTCAGCCTCGGTCCCGAAGAACTCAAGCGGCCAAGACTCAGAGCGGGAATTGATGCCGTCTTCGGCGACCTGCGCGAATCCATCGCCGAATTGCGCGCTCAACCCGCGAAAGGCGACCTCCCCCTTCGGATTCCTCCGGGGGCACCAGGTAAAAATTTCCACGAAGCTCACCTACCGTTCTGACGGTTCCAAGAAGTCCCCCCGGGCCGGTAGGACCGGGCCAGGAGGCGCTCAAACCGCTGGTCAACGAATTCGCCGATTTCCTTGCCGAATTGCTCCAGGCTGGCCGGCGCGTTCGTGCGAGCTCCCTCCCCTTCTTGCAGATAGATCTGCACCTGGACTGGGCGATTGCCTGCCCGCAGGTCATCGCCCGCGGCAGCCTGGGAGAAGTTCGGGATCTGCGCGCGGACACCAAGACTCCCGTCCGGCGCGCGCTTCAGCGGCATGATTGCTTCAGGGCCAGCCTCGGCAAAGACACCTGCGCCCTTCGCGAAGGCGAAGACCTGCGGTGTGTCATAGACCCCGTTCGAATAGGCGGACAAGCTGGGCGACGAGTAGACGTTGCCCTTTGCGTTTGCCACCCAGCCGTTCGAGGCGATCAGTGATCCGATGCCGTCCCCGCCGGCGGCCTGGACACTGCTGGCCATTGCCTCCGTGCCGGCGGCAGCGCCTGATCCAACACCAAAGAGGCTTCCAGCAATACTGGATACGAACCCGACCATGGCCTGGCGCGCGGCAATCTTTGCGATGTCTGCCAGAACGCTGCGGGTGAAGTCCGAGAATTTCGCCTTCCCGGTAGTCACGAAGCTCGCAACGACGTTCTCCATCCCGGTGAACAGGGATGAAAAGACCTGCTGCGACTGCGCCATCAGATTCGCAGTGCCGTCGAGCCAGTCGTTGACAGCAAGCAGCGCGCCGCTTTTCCAGTCAGACTGGATTGCGACACGCTCCTGCATGTACGCGCGCTCACGCTCGACCTGGGCCAGCATGGCCGCATCGATCTGGGCAATTCCTTGCAGGTATTGTGCGGAATCGAGCGCGCCTGCCCCTCCCTCGCGCAGCATCTTGTCCGTGAAGCCATCACGGATGCGCCGGAATCGGTCCTGGGCCTGATTCACCGAGTCCACCAGGGCGCGATCATTCGCACCCAGCGTCATAGCGTTGACTTGGCGGTTAGCCTGCAGGTCACGCGTCTCGCGATAGTTCTCGATGTCCAGCTGAGTAGCCCGCAACGCTCCGCGGATCTTCTCCTGGTACTTCTCGATATCGGTGGCCTCTTGCTCCTGGGAGCGAACGATCTGAGCCTCAAGCTCCTTTACGCGGCCAAGGTAACGCTCCCGCTCCGAAAGCTGCTTCTTTCCTCCGGCTATCTCCGCCTGCTTGCGAGCCACCTCCAGCTCATCCTGCAGGGCTGCACGCTGGGCCTCACCGCGCCGGTGGATGAATTGCTCTTCCGACAACAGGCCGCGGGCACGTTCGCCCTCTAGGCGCGTGCTCTCCCGTCGAAGCTCTTCCTCTCGCAAGCGCGCCTGCGCCTGCATTGCAGCCAACTGAGCGGATATTCCGTTTTGGCCGGCAGTCGCTACATCCTTGTCTTCGAACCGCTTTCGGGTCGCGGTTTCCCGTGCACGGATGGCGGTGGCGGACACCCGGTCATCGTTCGGGTTGATGGCGCGAATACTCGCTTCGTTTCGCGAGTTCTCTTCTAAAGCCTTTTTTAACTGACGTGACTTGCTAGTCGCGTCGTCTAGGGAGTCAAGAGCTTTGGCAGCCGCAATGGAAGCCGCATGTGCTGCTGCATTAGCTCCCTTCGCCTGAGCAGTGGCGTCCTCGGCCGCCTTCTGCTCCAGGAGCGCCGCGAGCTCGGCGCGATCAGCAGCAATGTTTAGCTCAATCTTGGCCTTGTTTGGCCCACTTCCTCCGCGCCGTTCAAGCTTCTGCTCTCGCCTCGCTATCCGCTCCTCGACCTCCCGGATCTCCTCCCCCAGAGTCGCATCGCGGCCAACGGACTTCAACACCTCCCAATAGCCCTCCGCCTCCCTCTTAGCTCCGCTCCACGCACGCTCAAGGAATCCGATCTTTTGGGCAGCCTCATTACCTAGGTAGTCATGCAGCGCCTTTGAAGTGGCCTGCATGGCCGCCTCGCGATTGCCCGTCTCCTCCAGCGTGCGGATGTAGTCCCATTGCGCCAGATTCATGAAGTTCATCGAGCGGTTGTGCTCTTCCGCCCATTTCGTGACGCCGTCGGGCATCCGCGCAAAGTCCTTGGATATCTCGTCCATGGACTGGCCGGAGGCGCGCTGCAGCTCCACCATCGTGGCGCTCAGGCTAGAAATCGTCTCCTTTGATATCTGGCCCGTCGCAACCAGGGATTCCACTGCCTGACGCGCCTTGCCCAGGCCCCCGCCCGATATGCCCGCCACCGCCGCAGACATCTCGCGGATGCCCCCAGCCGTCACCCCAGCATAGTTGCCGGTCAGACGAATAGTCCGGTTTAGCCGCTCGGTCTCTTGACTTCCCTGATACGCCGCGACACCAAAGGCCACGGCGGAGCCAGCAAGCAACGTCCACGGGTTCACCATTCCCAACAAGGTGGATCCGAGCGCTCGGGCAGCGGGAGCGATCCCGCCGAACATGTCTTTCAGTTGCCCGCCCTGCTGGAGCATCACCGTCATGGGCTGCTGCCCGCTCTGCAGTGAGACGACGATATCAGTGATCTGGGCGGGAACACCGCGCATTGCCGCAGCCGTTTGGGCGGCAGACATTCCATGCTTGTTCAGAGCTGCCGATCCGGCATTGAGCGCAGTTTCCTGGGCCTTCAGCTGGTTGATCATCGGCGCGGCCTGCGTGGCCACGCCGAGTTCCGCAGCACGCAACTCCAGCAGCTCGGATCGGGTCTTGCCTGCGGCCTGCGCCTGCCGCGCCAGGCTTTGCAGGAATCTTTCGCCAGCGGTCGCGTATGCCTGGGCGCCAGCCGACGCCGCGTTAACAGACAACGACATCTGGCTGGATGCCGCACCCACTCGATCAGCCGCTGCCGCAGCCCGCGCCAGAGAAGCCTCCGCCGTGGCAGCAAACTGAGCCGACGCTGCACTGCCCGCGCCGAACGCGCGCAACAAGTCCGCCTCGTCGCCGGTCATCCGAACGGCAAGGATCTTATCGGTCATATTGATTTCCGGCGTTGCGCCTATTCGTTGCTTTCAAAGACCTCAAGGGCGGCCCGTTCCATCGCTCGCAGTTCGATGAACATCTCGCGACGCACTCGCCGCTTCGCCCGAAGCAGGCGCAGCGTCGATTCGATTTCTGCGGACGGGATTCCCACCCTCACGGGCCGTCCCATTGCCGGCGCCACCCAGGTCCAGCAGTGGCTCAATGCGATGAACGCCTCAAATGTCGGCCAGTTTTCCGGCCACACTTCAAACGCCTCGTCGTCAGACGCCGATGCTGGCCTGGCCGCATCTAGAACTTCCGCTGGCGCGCCTGCTGCCCGAAGCGCCGCCAGCACCTGGTCGTCAGGATCAAAGCCGCCGGCCTGTGATGTGCCAGCTCCTGCCCAGCGCCTGGCGGCCTCGATTAGTTTTTTTTCTGTGCTCCCTGGTGCGCGGAATAGAAGCCGCTGAACAGCGGAGCGATCAGTTCCGGCCAATCCGTAATCACCGCCTGCAGCGATTCCCGGCTGAAGGTGACGGAGTCACCCGCCGCATCCCTCACGCCCAGCCAGTTGGCCAGCTTTGCTTGCACGAACGCGAGGTCGCTCGAGTAGGGATACTCGGGAGCCTGGGAGCCATCGGGCCGCAGGAGGGGGGGCAAGTCCTGGGTGGCGCGCGCCTTGTTGACCATGCCGTCGGTCAGATCAGCCAACTGCTCCGGCGTGTGCCGGTGATACTGAGCGACGAAGCTGATTTCCAGCGGGTCGCCATTCGTGCCGTTGACGACGAGGGAGATAGGGAAGGCAGCGACCGGGCGCTTGGTGACGACGAAGGACATATAGGGCTCCAAATGCAAAATGCCCGGGAGATTCCGGGCATGTCGTGGTAAGAATGGTGGAAGGGCGATAACTGCGGCGCTACCTGACGATGATCTCCAGCTCGTCGTTGCCGACGGCGCCGGGGTTGATGTTCGTGTCCAGGTTCAGCATCGTCACCCCTTCCTGGTCCGAGTACGTCGGGTTGGTCATCTGGGCTGTGCTGGCCTTGATTTCGATGATGTGGCCGGCAGTCACCCCATGGGTGATCGACAGTGCTGTGCCGGCGCCGGACAACACCATGGTCGGCCAGTCCAAATCCGCGATCCGCGGCAGTTCCAGAACGAGTTTCCCCGTCGGCTTGCGGTCCGTGATCTCCGCTCCCTCGCAGCCGATGAGCGAGCGCCAGACCAACTGGTTCGCCACGTCGAAGGTCACGGACTGCAAGCAGCCCGAAAAGGCGCCGAGCGACCAGGCCGGCGTGTTCGCCTTGTTTACCGCCTTCGGGATCTGGAACGCGCTGAAATCCACGCCTGCGGGCATGGCGCCGTCCGTGATCGGCACATAGGCGCCCATGAATCGATAGCGCAGAACCGGGATGCTCTTGGCCGTCAGATCGAAGGCGACCGTTCCCCGGGCATCTACGATCTTGTGGAACAGGCCGTCCAGGAAGTAATGCAGGGTGATCAGTTCAAAATCGGTCGACACCGGCAAATACCGTGCGTCGGTTCCTACCGTGACCGTCTCAGCGAAGCCGCTGGCGCGCAGAAGCGGCCCCCATGCAGGCGCCTTGCCAGCGGTTCCGGATCCTGCGAGTTCCACTTCGAATTCGAGCTGCGCGTACTGCGTGGTCGCGATCTGCCCGGAATTCCCCATGTAGGGGCGGAGGAGTTCGCGTTCGACGAATTCCGCCGATAGAGGCGTGGCCGTCAGGTTGCGCACCAGCACGGCGTCGGTGGCCCCTGTCGGTTGGGCGGCAGTGCCGCCCGTGGTCTGCAGTTTCGCCAGCACGACGGAATTGCGGGTTTTCTTTGCCATCATGGGCTCCAAGAATGAAGGCCCAATATGGGCCAGATTGATAGCGAGACGGCCCTATCGAGCCTGGCAGCCTGAGCAGGGTTCGGTCCGTTCCATCAGAATTCGCTCGCCGGTGGCCGAATCACGGAGATAGCTCCCGCCGCGGCCATGGTGTTCATCGATCTGGGGCCCGGTAACCGCCTGCGCAGGCTGGGCGACATCGGTACGCACCGGATCGTCGGCGACTGCCTTCTTTTCCTTGTTCATGCTTTCTCCGATAGTTCAGGCGGTGAGGGAGTGCTCATCGGTTTGGTAGGTAATGCGGTAGCGCTTGTTCACAACCTGCCGCCGCAGGTCGCCATTGACGTACTTGGGCTCATCGGTCCCGAACTCGGCAACCTCGACCACGTTGGGGCCGGCATATGCCATAACGACGGGGTGGGCCTGCTCGAACACCGCCTCCGCAAGGGCCTGATGGTCATCGCCTGCTGTGTGAACGAGGACATGGATTTCACGTACGCGCGTGGCGCGCGGCGGGTGAATGCTCTCCACCGACTCCCCGCCCAACTGCACGGAGATAACCATCGGATCCTCTCTGGCGATTGCCCGTACAGGCGATGACTCGACTTCGGCGGGGAATCCGGGCGCCGCCTTGAGGGCGGCACGGAGGCCCACCACGTATTGCATTGCCAGCGTGGTCATGGAAGCTGCTCCAGCATCGCGCGCGACCAGAAGCCGTCGCCTACCGCGGTCGGCTCCTGGCGGACTCGGTAGCGGACGCCCCCAATTTCCACCTGACTTTGGTACGCAAGGTCGGGGACGTCGGCGGTGGTGTACTCGATCTCGTAGTCGGTCGAGTGCACCAGGCCCCCTTCGTCGATGACCTGCGGGCGGTCGAACCGAACCTTGAATGGAACGGGAGGCTCCGTATCCAGCAGCAACGCCGGCTCGCGCAGACCCACCGCATCGAAGGCTTCGTCAAACACGGAGTTATCCCATTCCATGGCTTCAGATGCCCATCTTCAGTTTGATGATGGCCTTGGGCCGCGTCGGCAGATGCAGCGGATTGGACTGGCTTTCGATCTCAAGCCCCTTCCCGAACGGCAACGGCTCGACCCGCGTGTAATACGGCAGGCCATCGGTGTTGACCGTTTCCATATAGTCGGCCGGCGCGAAGCGCGTGATGAAGAAATCGGACACGCCATCGGGAAAGGCGTAAGCCTCCTCGTCGCCGATGAAGGGAGCGCCCCCCAGCTTGCCGCGGTAGCGTTCGTAGGTAATGCCGCCGATCTCGAAGGAGTCGGCCGGCTTGCCCCGCAGCTCGGCTGCTTGCGCGGTATTCAGGTACGTCTCGCGTACGCTCTTGTGGTTGATCAGCGTCTTCCAGAAGTCCTTGCCGCACAGCGCGCGAACGCCGCTGGCCGGGGTGGCGCCCAGGGCATCCTCGACCAGATCCACGACGTCGTCCGATTTCTGGCGAACGAGGGTGGTTGCGCTCGTGAGTTCCATCGGGAATTCCTGCTGGACGATGCCGAAGGAATGGTAAACGTCGAGCAACACCGAAGTGCCGTCGGCATCCAGGATCTGCCCCTTGATGCCGCCCACGCGCTGATATTCGTGCGTCAGATCGAGTTGCTGGCGATGCTTCCTCTGGTACTTGGCAACCCGCGCCTCGGCCGATTCCAGCTCCGATTGGCTCCCGAACGCGCGGATGCCCTGGATTTCGTCGGCCAGCATCGTGGAACGTTGCGGCAAGTGCACGGTGTTGAACGGAATCAGCTTGCGGCCGGTCAGGACGACCGATTGACCGACACCACCACGGGGCTTGGCGGGCACCAGACCCAGTGTCTGGCCGTCGTATTCGATTTGCACCACGGTGGAGGAAACACCCTCTTCCGAGTAAAGGCCGAGCTTGCCGATGCGGCCCGGGATGCTCTCCAGCTCGTTGATGGCGGCGGTCAAGGCGGAAACCGTGAATTTCTCGTCTTGGAAGATATTGATATCGGCCATGTCAGGCTCCAGAAATAGAAACGGCCGCCCGGAGGCGGCCGCGAATGTTGGATAGGTGGAGTTGTGTTGGTGGAATCAGCGGACGATGATGCCGGCCGACTGCAGAGCAACGCGCGCCGGCGCATCCAAGCCGACGAGCAGCGCGCCCGCCAGTTCCGCGTCACGCGCGATGACGACGATCTGCTGATCATCGTCGGACACCGGGGCATTGCCGTACAGCACGGCGTCAGCGGTGATCGGCGCACCGGGGTCCGCCCCCGGGCCGGCGTAGGCGGCATATTTGCCGTCGTCGCCCCGCGTGAGCAATTGCCCTGCGGCCAGGGCGACGAGGGTGGCAGCCAAGATTGCGTTTTCGCGCGAACGCTGGCCGTTGGCTTCGGAGAGGATGAAATCGGCCGTTCTGGCCTGTTGATGGATGAAAGACATGGTGCTGACTCCTAGTGGGCAGAGAGGGCTTTTCGTTTGGCGTAGATCGCCTGGGGATTCGGCCCGCTCTGCTTCTGGGCCGATGAATTGGTGGGAGGTCGGTTATTGATAGAGTCGCCCGCATCGGCCACGACATGCTCGAACAGGCGCGCACGCGCCTGGTCTACCGTGAGGCCCGCAGACACGAAAGCGGCAGCCATCTCAGGCAGCTTTGCTGCCAAGCAGATGCCGGCGATCTCTTTGGCTTGCGTGACCCGTTGATCCGCCAGTTCAAGACTATCCAGCGCACCGCTGAGCAGCACACCTTCCGCCAGATCCGCAATCCCCTCTTGCCGGCAGGACGCATAGACACGGGCGGCCAGCGCAGATGCCGTCGGCGCATCCGCTGGAGGAGCCGGGGACGACTCGGGCTCGGGCCCGGGCCCGGGCTTCGGATTCGGATTCGGCGCGGGCTCGGGGTCGCTCTCTTCCAGGGACTTGAGCATAGCTTTCACGTCGTCAGGCAGATTCTTGTGCTTTTGCAGCACGGCAGCCGCACTATCCGACATCTGCAGACGCACGGGCTCCTCGATCAGGTCGCAAAATCCCAACGCCTGCGCCTCGAGCGCAGACATCCACGTGGTCGCGTCCATCATCTCGATGATCTTGTCACTCTCCAACCCACTCTTACGGGAGTAGGCTGCCACCACGCCGTCTCGGATCCGATCCATCATTTCTGCGGTGGTGCGCAGGTCCTCGGCCGTACCACCAGTGATGATCCAAGCGTTGTGGATCATCATCTGCGTATTCTCGGGCATGATCGTTGGCTTGCCGGCCATCGCGATCAATGAGGCCGCGGAGGCGGCGACGCCATCCACTCGCGTGGTTACCCGACCGGCGTACCGATGAAGCGCGTTGTAGATTGCAAACGCGTCGAAAACGTCGCCCCCTGGGCTGTTCAGCGACACCAAGATGTCGGCACCGCCTGCCGCTGCTGCGTCCAGTTCTGCGACGAACGCTTCGGCCGTAGTTCCCCAGAATCCAATTTCGCCATAAATGCGAATCTCGACCACGGGCTTATCCGCCTGCGCATTGACGGTGATCGAATACCAAGCCTTCTTTGCCATATTGGCTCCATTCATTGATTGAGAGGGTCGGGGCTGCCGCCCCCGTCAGATCCTGTCGCCTTGCCGGCGCTGGTCGTGTGCCGAGGATCGCTATCGAACACAAAGCCCTCGGCGTCGGCCGTTTCGTTGTCGGTGCGGATCTCCGCCGCAATGTGGTCCGGATCGTCGCCCTTCTTGAGGATGATTGACGACCGGCTGGCAAAGCCGCTTCGCACCGACTCCTTGTCGGCCTGCACGTCCTGCACGGGGTTGAAGTACGGCCATCCCTGGGGAACCCACAGCACGCGCAGCCATTCACGGCGGCGGCGATGGAAATCCGGCATAGGAAACGTTCCCGAAAGCGCCAGGGCATCAATCCAGGCATTCCAGACGGGGCGGCAAAGCTGATGAATCACACAGTGCCACTGGTATTGCTCGATGAGCCGGTGAAACTCGTTGACGACCACCCGCAGCGTCCGGTCGCTGATGCCGCGGAGGTCGCCCGTCGCGATCTCGTAAGGCACGCCCACAGAGGCAAACGCCCCCATCAACTGCTGCCTCATGAACCCTTCGTAGTTGTTGCCGGCATCTGGCGGGCTGGAGAATGTCACCTCTTCTCCTGGTGCCAATTCCTGCATCGTGCCCGGCTCCATGGAGACGAGCGGCGTGCCATCGTCATCAATCTCGTAGCCGTCGGCCTCCCCGGTGAGGGGGTTGTTCGGGTCAGCGTCGGGGTCTGGCTTCGTGATGAAGCCAGCAAAGAGGTTGGCCACCTCTTGCCGGTACATCACCGCATCGTCCAGGTTGTCAATGGATTTCAGCCGCAGCAGCACCGTTGCCAGGGCGGTCACTCCCCGCACCTGCCCCGGCCGCAGCATCGGATAGGCGTGGATGACCTGCTCAGCGGGCACCTTGACCGTGTCCTGCCCCGGGGCACCGCGGCCGAATTCGCCTGGATGGCGGCGCCACAGGTGATAGGCAGCACGCCGTCCGATGGCGTCGAACTCCACGCCATTCACGATCTCGCCACCGTTTGGCAAGGAAAGTGACCGCTCGACCGGCAGTTGATCGCCTTCCATCTGCTGCAATTGCAGAGGCACGGATAATCCGTCCTGCGGCCGCCGAGGACGCAAACGAAACAACGTTTCACCATCCTGGAAGATGCTGCGCACAGCCAGGGCCTGCATCCCATAGAAATCCAGCCGGCCGTCGGCATCGGCCTCCTGCACCCAATCAGCCCACAGCTCCTTCAGCGCCCGCCGGACGTCTGGGTCCGGGTGCTTGGGGTACGGCTGAATCCCCGTGCCGATCACGTTGGACACCCAACGCGTCGTAGCCGTAAGCGCCCAAGGATCGTTGCGCACGGCATCCCGCGCGCGACGGCGTTGCAGACCCAGGTTTTGCGTTGCGGCGGCGTTCGGCCCCGCTCCGGAGGGGTTCCAGTTCCGCGCTCGACTACCCGTAGCGCTGCCGCTTTCGTAGCTGCTGCTCATCTGCGCGCTCAGGCGACGAGGCACGAGCAGGCCGGAACCACGATGCTTCAGATAACTCATCGGATCCCCTTGCCGGCGTTGCGCAGCCGGAACTGTCGCGGGCGCCCTTTTCCTTTGCTCAACTCCCGCTCCACATGGGCGCGGGCGCGCATCAATTCGTCCGTACTGCGAAAACGCACGCGCTTGCCGTCGTACTGGACCTCCAGTTGGCTGTTCGCTATCGCGCGATCCAGCCGTTCCAGGTCCACCTGGGTATATGCCATGACCTTGCCCTATTGGTTTCTGTTCTGCGACCTACCGGCGCCCCCTCAGGTAGCTTGAAGCCGCAACTCGCCGGCGAACCGGCTTCGCCGTCGGCCCCGCACGCGCTGCTGGCGCGGCAGGTACGGACTTCGCTGGAGCGACTGGTCGTGTGGCTGTAGGCGACGGTGGGTCAGGCTCCTCCTCCCGCGGCGGTGGAAGTGCATCGAGCTTCGCCGCCATGGCATCCCACCAGGCTTCCGTCTTGCGGGACAGGCTCAGATGCTCAGCCGCCCATAGCGCATAGACCGCGCAATCCAGGGCTTCGACGCGCTTGCGCAGAGCCGTCCACAACGTTCGAATGCCGGTAGCCGTCTTGCGCGATACTCGCGCCTCGCCGGAGAACTGTCTGAACCATTCGTCGGACAAGTCCTCGGAAAGGTGGACATAGCCTGGGCCCGGCGTCTCGATAGCCAGACGGCTGTGCAGCAGATCCTTGGCCAGGTTCGTGCCGACGTGCCACAGGATCACGCCCTTCTTGATCCGCTTCCCTCGCCAGTCGATATCCACCTGGCCAGCGCCATCCTTGATGGCCTTCTCTCCGAAGGGGCGACCACGTACAGCGAAGACCCGGCGCGCCTTGTTGCGGCGCGCGAAGTCGTAGACCGCATTCGAATGGTGCCCGCCGCTGTCAATGGCCGTGGCGTAGATGCTCATCTGCTGGCCGCCCTCATGCTGGAAGCGCCGCTCGAACAGGTAAGCCGCCACGTTGGACCAGACATCGTCCTCCGCTGGGTTCCCGTGGAATATCTGGTGATCCACGGTCCACATTTCTCCGCCGCGACCGAATCCCCAGACGCCAACCTCCACCCGATTGCCCTGGGTGTCGCAGCCTGCGAGCAACAACACGCAGCCCATAGGAACGAGGTTCTCGGCCAAGGCTGGAAGGCGGTAGGCCTCAATCTCTGCTCGGCGTTTCAGCTCGTCCGCCTCGATCTTCTCGACCTCGCCCTCCCAGGCCTGCCCCAGGGTGGTATTCCAGAAGGTCTTCAGGGGCTCGTCATCGCCCAGCTTTGCCTTGGCGTAGGCCTCCTGGAACTCACGGACCAGTTTGGCCCAGCTGACCATCGGGCTGTACGCAGTCCACACGTGGAAGGCGACCCGCCGATGAGCCGGTATTACCTCGCCAGCCGCGCTACGGAAAACTCCGTCGCGGTCGATAGTGGTGCCGTCCGAGCCGCACCAGAATCCGGATTCCGATGCCTCCAGGTACTCGCTTTGGGTGATAAGGCAACCACAGTGCGGGCATAAGTGCTTCACCGATTCTGGATCGCCGTCGATCCACTTGAACCCGTGCGGTTCATCCTTACCTCCCCAGGTCAGCGCATGATGCCCGTCGCAGTGAGGGCACGTGATGTGATAGTCATATCGCGCATCGGCGCCGGCTGCGCGCTTATCCATCAGGCAGGTCTCTTTCAGCTTGGGCGTGGACCCAACCACCATCTTCGGGAACGTGGCGCCCTCAAGACGCTTGGCCGCCAGCTGGCCGGGGTCGCCCTCACCGTCAATGTTCGAATCGAACGAACTGAACTCGTCCAAGAATGCGACACCGATAGACAGCCGTCGGTAGTTGTCGCCCGAACGACCGCCGCGAAGGTGCAGCACGCTGCCACGGAATTTCTTAACCAGGAGCGTGTTGTCCTTGTGACGCGCCAGGCGAGTCGGAAAGATCGGATGCATCGCCGTCACGTCGCGCAGCATCGGTTCCAGTTCGGTCTTGACGAACTCGTCGCGGGCGCTGTCCGTGGGCTGCCAAAGCGCCTGATTGCGCCGCTTATGCTCCGCGAAGTACCCAATGGCCGCCAGCAGGATCTTCGTGTAACCAACGCGGGCCGACTTGATTACGTCAACCTCGTGCACATCGTCGCTACCAACACAGGCAAGGATGGCACGCTGAAACGGCCAAGCCTCCCAACGCTGTTCGACATACGACGATTCAGCCGAAAGATAAAAGTTGCGCTCGGCCCACTCCCGCAACGTCATTGGCTCGGGAGTGGCGAAGGTTGCAAGCCCACGTCGCAGCGCGCGCGCGACCGCGGCGCGATTGGACTCTATGAGCATTACTCACCCTCGTTCTCTTCGTCAGCCTCCAGATCCTCCAGCGACAGGGATGCAATTGCGTTGCGAGCCCTTGCAAGCTCGCGGCGCACAATCGTCAGATCCGCATCAGTCAGATTCGGCAGCCGGCGCTTCAGTGCCGTGGGAATGGCATCCATAGCCGCGCTTACCTTCGTGCCCGCCCGAGTCAAGACCTCCTCCAGCACGCTGACGGGCGCAAGCTCGCCGCGGGCAACCGAGTTCTCCATCTCGATCTTGTCGGCCTGTGCCGCATATAGCCGCGCCTTTTCCTCCGCAGGATCGAGCGTTCTTGTTTCCTCGCCGGCCTGGCGCCCTGCCGCTATGTCTCGAATGTGCCCACAGTAGGACAGCAGCCAGTTTCCCAGCGTATCGCCCGCGACCATGACGCCACGCATGAGCAAGCCGCTGACGGCAGGCTGCGTGATCCCGACCAGTTGCCCGAACCGGGCCTGGGTCGTCTTCTTGTCAAGGTCGATCATCTTGCAGTGGACAGGGCCAGATCTAAGGCGGTGGAAAATTCGGCGTCGTAGCGTTCGCCATAGACCGCCTCTGCCGTTTCGTAGAAGGGGAATCGCTGCGTATAGGTCGGCTGGGCCACCGCAAGCAGGACCGGCTTTACGTCCGCTCCGTGCGTTCCGGTCTTCCGCCATACACCAGCAGGCAGATGCTGCTCACGATTTCCGGACATGGACCCCTTGCCGCGGGAAACGAAGTACTGCACGCCGTTGATGCGCCTGTAGCCTTCAGGCGACCGCCCCACCTTCGCAGTGCGTGCGCGGCTGCGCGGCGTGGAGTTCGCCCTGTAGCCTTGCTCGCCGAACGCCTGCAGGTACGACAACAGGCGCACGACCTGGCCGCGCGACATGTTGCCGTAGGCATCCATTTCCGCCGCTGCGGCCGGCACCGTAAACGCCCCCGTCGGAAGCCCTACTCTGGCAAGTGCGCGCTCGGACCGCTTCAGCCTGCGCCCACCGCCTAGAACCTGGGGCGGCAGATACTTGTCGGCGGAAATTCCCTTGCCGGCAGCGTCGCGGTAATCGACCGTGGCCACCAGATTGTCTTTGGTGGCCCGGACAAGTCGCAACGCCCGCATCGTGTACGGGGTCGGGCGATCAAAGACCTCTCCGGTGACCTGCGCCAGCGCATCGAGTACGTGTTGCCCGACCCGATTCAAGGCCAAGGCTGTCGCATATGGCAGCTGCCTCTGAACCTGGCCGTAGAAATCCACGCCCTCACGAATCGTAGAGTGGTGGCGCAGCTTCATGACGGTCTCAGATTTGTGCCCCTCACCGCCGAATCCGCGCGATGGATAGGTGGGCGAAATTATTATTACCCCCCTTAGCGCGCCCGTGACTAGCGAGCGTTCGGGGTTCGAATTACCCTTACCGCACCGATTTCCCTAGGGGCCCCCGGGGTTTCCCTGGAGCGCAGGTCCGTACGGCCATGAACTCCAGCGCCGAGCGCTCCTACGTCCCGCGCGTTATGCCATGCGTGCTGCCCTCGGTAGCGGGAGGGAACAGGGATAAACGTATGCACAAAAAGTCCTTGTGCATCAGACTTAACGTACATACAATAACTACATGGACATCACATTCGACCCCGCCAAAGACCTGAGCAACCAGCGCAAGCATGGCGTTTCATTGGCCGAAGCCGAAGAGTTCGAATGGGACGACGCCCTGGTGCGCGAAGACATGCGCCGTGAGTACGGTGAACGCCGCATGATCGCCCTGGGCTATATCGATGTGCGCCTGTACTGCGTGGTGTACGTGGATCGCAACAACGAACGACGCATCGTCAGTCTGCGCAAGGCAAATTCGAGAGAGGTGAATCTTTATGCCGAAGCTTAAGCCGGGGACGGTTGTCCCCACCCGTGAAGAAGATGAGGCCATTAACCGCGGAATCGCCGCTGACCCGGATACCTACGAACTCGGTGCCGCCGACCTGAAGCAGATGAAGAAAATCGGGCGCCCGAAGGCCGAGATAACGAAGGAGCGCATCACGATCCGGTTGTCGCCCGACGTGCTGGAGCGCTTCCGCTCAACAGGCACCGGCTGGCAAACGCGAGTTGACGCTGCGCTTCGGGACTGGCTGAAGACGCACGCGCCCCGTTGATGGTTGGCAGGATTCGATCCTGCGCCATCCGAGGGGTATGAACCCGACGCGCTACGACCACGCTACGCCGCGAAAAAGAAAAAACCCCGACCCGGGGGGGTATCCGTATCGGAGTTTTCGTTTGTGCGGGTGGAATGTGCTATTCGCCCACAAAATCATCGGTCGCTAATCGCTTAGACCCTAACCGGACCGCGTAGCCTGGGCCTTTTTCTTTCAAGTACGCGCTGGCCTGCTCTAAAGTCGGGAAAAACCCTGCGAGGTCCCACGGATCGTTCCGCAGCACTGCCCAGCCCTTGACCCATCCGGGGTTGTCTTCGTCCAGCTCGTAGTCCATTCTGGCCTCCTGTGTTCGGAGCCAGAATGATAGCTGGTGCGTGCTAACCATTCACCAGAGCGACTTCGACATTTGCGCCAGACTCGGGCCGACAAATCAGTTCAAAGTCCGACACCGGCCCGAATACAGTGTCAATCCAAACCGAAACCGTCCGTACATAGCCGGAAGTACGAACCTTGCCAATAAAGCGTTCCGTGTGGACCTTCACCCGCCGGTCGCCTGGCGCCAAAGCATACACATCAACATCCACAGACGCAGCTGCGCCGCTCATGCCGAGCAACTTGTCCACGCGCAATACGACTTGGTGTTTCACCTGGCAGATATCACTCATCGCGCTTCCAATGAAATAGCCCCGACCGGATCATCCGTATCGGGGCCTGTTTTTAATCAAGGTGCAATTCCTTGATGCCTATAATGTCGCCGATCTGTTTCAGGCATCAGTCATGATCGTTATAGAAACCAAAGACCCTGGCAGGCTGTGGCATAGCATCTGCTGTGCGGCCAGCGAACGCCGCTTCGAATCCTGGGAAAAACTCCCGGATGGGCGGCTCGCCCTCTTCGACTGGCCAACCCGGCATACGAAAATCTTTCTTTTGGCAAGTGCCAACGAACCGCGACAACGACTAACTCTGATCGAGTTTGACGGCAACGCTGCGCCCTCCGCCCACGAGCAAGTCCAAGCGCAACACGAGTTGGCAAGTCAGATCCAGGACTTGTTTTCTGTCGAAATCGACACTTGTGTAGTCACTGTGGCGACGACAGACAGTGTCGGCTAAACGTCAGTTGGGTCTGACTCTATAGAAACTGGAGCGAGCTGCGGGGATCGAACCCGCGTAAGAGGCTTGGAAGGCCGCAGCCTGACCACTCGCCAAGCCCGCAGAAATACAAAAACCCGCCGGCTTGCGCACGGCGGGTTTCATACACACCCTCGCTGTGCAAGCCCCCCCCAGATCAGGGGAACTTCGACACGATGAATGCCACTTCATTGCGATGATTCGGATACCGCCCATTGACCAACTCAGCGAATTCTTGCTTGGTCATGCGATGGCGATACGTGTCGTGCAGCCAAATCAAAAACTGCTCTTCGTCGGCCTTGGTATCGATCGGTATGCGCTTGTAGTTGGGGTCAGCCTTGACCTGGTCCACCAACCTGTTGAACCACGCGTAGAACGGTTCGTCTTCCACAGCTGCCGTAGCGCGGGGATTCGTACTCGTCGCGCACCCCTGTATCGCCGGCACTGCCAGCACACACGCCAGCATGAACGCCCGGCCAAAGCCTCTAGCAGTCATTTTCATACTCGGATCTCCGTACTCATTCAGACAAGCAGAGACCATACCGTATATGTCCACAATGTTGAAAGCATGGGAATGTCAAAAAACAAAAACCCGCCTGCTTTCGCGTGGCGGGTTTGCATCAATCTCGATAGTGAAGGCAGGCAGACAATCAGCTGTCGCGTGTCAACCTGATCGTAATAACCTGTTCGACCAATCTCTCTGAGGCTGTTGGGCATTGCCTTTTCACTTCCGTCCCGGGGCATGCGCCAGACGCAAATTCCCCGGCGGACATCGCACTCATTTCAAGTGTTGCCCACTGGATAAGTTCATTTTTCTCTATCGCCTCTGCCATCTCGCGCAGCCGATTTGCCAGATCGTACCTGCTCATTTGCTGAATCGACATCGCGCCGCCTATCGATACACATGAAAAAACTACCGTCAGGCACACTGGCGAACGCGGCTCAGGAAGGCCGTACGTGAGCGTCGACCAAATAACGCCCATGATTTATGGCGGCATCTACCGCCATTACTGGGCTTGAAACAAACCCTCCTGAGGCAAAAAGCGGTACTACTTGTGGTTCGTTCAGCTCATGTTGGTCCGAAACGGCACCCAACGCCACAGTTGCGGTAAAAGCGGGCCGACGACTGCCTCCAACCGATATGCGAGAGACACTAGCTGTCAGTCGATAACCTTTATAGACCATGTTGTTATGGAACATTAGTCCTCCCTGTCCGTTCATCAGTCCAGGACTGTTGTTCACAACGCGCGAATTTGCGTTGCATGCGGGCCCTTAGCCCCTTGCGCTGTGACGTAACTCACGCGTTGATTCTCGACCAAAACTTTGTGGCCATCACCGCTGACGATTTCAGAGAAATGGGCAAATAGGTCCTTGCCACCATCCTCAGGCATGATGAACCCAAAGCCCTTTGCGTCATTGAACCACTTAACAATTCCGGTTTCCATTCTTCGACTCCTTACATAGCGGGCACCGCCCGAAAAGGGAGCTAGTCAAGGAAAGGACTACGAACAATGAAGCACCCTGAAGGGCGCAAAACCGACCGGAAATCGCGATGCTCGAAAAGCCGCTAACTCACTATGGGTGCGCAATCTTCGAAAGTCAACCTACGTTTCCAAATAGCACCAAACAACGGTGGGGGCCCTTGGAGAGGCAGGCCAATCTTGCATCGTGCAACACCTAGCCGAGTTTTGTGTAACGACCTTCCATTGATTCAATCTGCGAGTGACAAGTGGCGTACCCTGCCCATTTGGCGATTGGATGTGCGTCACCACGCCGTCTTGCCATTTAGGAGTGCAAGCATGCATCGAGTACAACGCCCGCCGAATCCACCTGCCCTGCTCAACCGGCAAAAGGCAATGTTCGCAAAATTAGCGACGACCAGGTGAGAGCGATCAGAAGGTCCATTGCTAAATTCGCGCATGCTTTTGTCAGGCGCCTCCCGCCGACCTCGCCGCAAAGTGCGAAAAGAGACCGGAATATTGGAACGAAGCCAACTCACGCAGCCATTTCTTCACCATGGCGCATCTATCGCATCTACGCTCGCCCAGGCCATCTGCTGATTCGCAACGAGCAAGGCCAAATACTCGACCTGGGGGTCATGAAGGGCCAAATGCCCAACCTCACCTATCGACTTTTCATCGGTGGATTGAGCGGCAGGAACTTCGCGAATCGCACCCAATTGCTCGATGATGTAGCTCGCCGCATCCAAGCTGGCGAAGTTGGCAGAGAATTGCTTTCTCTTCCTCAGTGGGAAAAAGCACCTGGAGCTGATTTAGATCGTGGCACGCATGTGGACGTGTCCATGAGGGTTAAGCGTTGAAGCACTATCTCGTCACACCCGGGGGTCCGGTGAAAAAGAAGCAAGAAAAAACCCGCCTGCTTTCGCATGGCGGGCTATCAGGCGCGTTTCGTGCGGGCGCACCTGTGGACGGACGAATTGTCCCAAATTACGTCCCACTTCGCGAGGACTTCATGTCCCACTTTTCCAGCGATAGCACAACGAGTTTCGCACTCCACTCCTGGTTGGCCGGCGCAGGATTTGACCCGCATCAGCCAATTGGGCCAAGACTCGGATAACGGCCTTGCGATCACGCTCGCGCTCGCGCGGAGCCAATTCTCGCGCCCCCGTAGCATGGCGCACAAGTTCGATCATCTTGAAATCTCGCCCCGGGTAGGCCGCCATCAAGCCGATAATTTCCTTAGCAAACTTCACGTTTCACCTTGTCTTTGAAAAGCCCCAGATACAGCCTGTATTCGGTGGCCGAAATTGCCTTGCCCGTCACCTGGGCAATCCAGCGCAGGGCCGCCGTGCGCCGCTGGTGCGCATCTAGCCCTGCGAACCGTTCATGACGCTGCGGATACTCCGCGATGATGATCATGCGTTCGACAAGAGGCAGCGCCTGATGCAGACGCTCAACCGCCATCGCATGACCCATCTCGATCGGGTGGTAGTCCTCAGTCGCCGGCTCGTACCACGCCATGTTTCCGACCGATGCGCCGGACCAGCACCAGCGCGCCCAGTTCCACAAAACGGCGTTAGCGTCGAATCGCTCAACCATTGCGCCTCCGAGCCTTAGCCCAGCTCCTTGAGGAGCGTCGCAATCTGCTTGACCTTGGCCAACTCTTTCGCATCCGCTGCCGCGCGCTCCTCGATCATGATTGCGGCCTGGTCGATTTCTTCGGCCAACGCCCCCAGCCCAGCCATAACCGTCCGAACCTTTTCGGCGATCATCGCCAGCACGTCCATGGGCGCCGCTTGCTTTGCGCCCCCGGGCATTTCGATGGGTGCCTTGCCGTGGGAGTTGTTGCTTATCATCTGCTGCCCCTGATTCGTCATTGTCAATTTTTCCTTCACCTCAATGCGCCGGAACGACCCCGGCACAACCTCTTTGATCAAACCCGCCTCCTTCAGCCTCCCCAGGCATCCGCGCATGGTGTGTATGTCCGGGGATGCGCCCGTGGTCTCCTTCATGGCCTGGGCAATCCGCAACGCGGTAAAGGCGGTGGTGCGCTCAGCCGGCAAGACTGCATAGATCTTCTGAGCCAGCGCCGTCTGTCCTGTCAGCAAGGCCGCATTTCGTCCCGGGGTCATCAAATCACCCCCGAGGAGAAAGGCACTTTCGGATTCAGGTAGTCCAACAGCACAATCCGCGCTTGATCGAAGCTCCGGCACACCTCGACGCGATAGCCGGCGCTCTCCAGGAACTCCCCCCAATCCTTTTGCGCCTTGCTGAGGGTGCCCGTGGCCGTCTTCATCTCGATCCAGAGCCCAGGCCGACCGTAGCGCGGCACGGGCAGGAACAGATCGGGCACGCCCGCTTTCACGCCCTGCCCCTTCAGCTTGGCCGCTACAGCCGCGTGCCGCTGGCCGCCGTTGGGGACATGGAAGAGGCGCGCAAGCTCCGGGTATACGCCGGCCTGAAGGGTCGCCCACCTGATCACCTGGGCCTGGATGGTGTCTTCGCTCGGGCCAGCGAGCTTTGCCGCACCGATGGACGCGCGCGGCGAGCGCTTGGCGCCAGTAGTCGGCCAGGGCTTCATGCGTGCGCCCCCCGGTGGCTGTCCCAGTCAAAGATGACCATGCGCCCGCCGCCTTCGCGCATCCGGTCAATGACGCGCTCGCCCAGCTCCGCCCCCAGCTTGTCCTTTGCCAAGTTGCTCAGCATGATGGTGGGCTTCATCGCGTTGTAGCGGTTGTTGATGACGTTCGTCAGGATCATCCGCTCGGTGTCGGATCCGTACTGGTTTCCGATCTCGTCCAGCACCAGCAGGTCGGGCGCCGTCAGCTTCTCCAACACCGCGGCCTCGGTGCTGGCCGCGTCCCGGCGATACGTGCTTTTCACTGCCTGCATGGCGTCCAGCACCACGGCAAAGCGCGCCGAATAACCGGCCTCCAGCACCTGATGCATGATCCCCACGGCCAAATGGGTCTTTCCCGTTCCCGGAGTGCCGCAGAAGATCAGCCCGCGGCCTGCGGCCCGCGCAGTGGCGAAGCTATCGGCGTACTCGGTCGCCACACGCAGTGCGCGCCCCTGGCCTTCGTTCAAGGCGTCGTAGTTATCCAGCGTCTTGCCGTGATAGCGCAAGGGCACCTCAGCCTGGCGCATGATGGTCAGGCGGCTGGCTTCGGCCTCCAGGCGGAAGCGCTCGGCCTGCTGGCGCTTGGCATTGCACATCGTGCAGTCCGACCAGCCTACCGGCGTCTTCATCGCGGTATACGCCCCATGCTCGGAGCAATGCCGCTCCTCCGTAGCGAAGTTAAAACCGGCCATCGTCGTCAACACCATGCCGGTAGTCCTGGCTGCTGAAGTTTCCATGGATCTTTGCTCCTTTCGCGGGGCGGCGCTGGTCCGCCCCTGGGGTTGTTGCCTTTGTCTGGTCACCGGCCAGCCAGTTGACGATGAATGCGGAGATGCCCCGGCGCGTCTTGCGGTTCGCAGGTTTGGCTGTGCACCACACCCGCATCCGCTTCAACGCCCCCGGCACATCGACCTGAGGAAAAGCCGCGCTCCACTCCGCGAGCTGGACATCGGAGGGCAAAAACTCGGAGCCGTCTTGCAGCGGAAGCTGAACGACGGGAGGCGGAGCATTGCCGTCTTCGGCGCCAAGCAGCGCAAGCTGGTCGGCGCAAGAATCTGCGTCAGCAGATTCCTTTTGTTGGTTGTCTTTTGGAAGGTTGTCTTTTGTGTGTCCGAATTTCGGACTAGCGACCTGTCCGAGATTCGGACTAGCGGTAGTCCCGGATTCGTTCACCTGTCCGAGATTCGGACTAGTAGTTCCACTAGTCCGAGATTCGTTCACCTGTCCGGATTTCGGACTATCAAGCCACTGCGAATAGTCCTTGTTGATGCCCACGATGGAGCCGTACTTGCCCGGCCGCTTGTGGATGACCCGCATCCCCGCAAGCTCATTCAGCGCCGTGGTGATGTGCTGGCGCTTCATGTCGCCCAGCAAGGCGCCCAGCTGCGAGGCGGAAAGGTCGTCTTCCTTCTTGTTGAATCCATAGGTCTTGCGGATAAGCGCCAGCAACACGCGCAGCGTGGTCTGCTTGAACGGATGCGCAGTGATCGCCTCCAGCAGCTCGTTGGAAATCTGCGTGTGGCCCTCCTCAAGCTGGGGAGATTTCGGCGTCATCTTCAAGACTACGGCGCTCATGCCGCCTCCCCATATAGCTGCTGATACCCGCGCTCGGCTTCCTCGGGCCACTTGCCCATGGCAACGATCCGCAGCCGCGTAAGCCGCAAGCCCGGGATGAAATAGGACAGCTTCATTTCCAGCGGCGCCATGGACTGGTCAATGAACCAGTGGCATGCGCTACAACCGAAGGCAATAGCCCAGTCGTGGGCCTTGATTCCCTTCCCTTTGCCGTCCCGCAGGCGGTTGGAATGGCAGGCGACTGTGGCGTCCGTGCCGCCCTGGCAGTACTTGGGAACGCGCAGCAAGCATTCCTCGCCCTTGGCAAGCGCCAGCAGCTCCGGGTTGCGATACACGGTCTTGGGCGGCTTCTTGCCCTTCTTGCGCGCCTTCATGGCGGCCCGCGGCGGGGACATCGGCTTGGCCCGCATCATCGGCGCCTTGGCCTTCAACGGCGCGCCACGCTTCATCGGCGTTTTCTGACGCAGGGGCGTCTTGCGATTCAAGGTCATGCCGCACCCCGCTGCTTTCGGACACGCGACCAGTGCGAGAACTTCCAGCCGTTCATGTGGCGTCTGACCAGGCCGGCGCGCACGGCGTCGAACAAGAACGACTCCACCGCGGCAGCTGCAGCGTCATCCCGGGTGGTCCGCAGCCAGGGGCTAACCGCCACCATGGCAGGCGACACCATGGCTCTCAGCGCGCTCACCTGAATCTGTCGCGGCGTGTCGATGATGGCCTGGCGGACCTCCTGCACCGTCTCCGGCGGCACGCGGTAGCCTCTGAACATGTGCAGACAGTCAGCCATAGATGCCGCTCCATTCGATGAACGGCTTGCGGACGGCCAGATAAAACAAGTTGGCCGCCTTGGCGTCGTGATCCAGGTCGGCACGGCTGGTGATGCCGCAAACGTCACGGACAAACTGCGCCGCGTGCTGTTTAGCTGTCACGCCCTGGGGGGCAGCGCCAACGCGGGCAACAACCCAGTCCTGGAACCGAGTGCTCCTGCAGAGTTGCTCGGCCGCACGCGCCCGCGCACCCCCCTTGCGCTCCGTGGACGGGACTCGCGCCCGCACCGGAACACCCGAAGTGCCGCGCTGGATCATTTCTCGGCCATCCCGCTCAGACGGTTCGCAACGCTCGCCACCGCTTCCATGACGGTGCGGCCAGCCGCGGTGACGCGCGCCATCTCCTGCTGGTCCACACCGCCGTCGGCCAGGGCGTCGTACACCTCATGACCAAACTTGCCATGGGCGACCATGAGGCCGGCAACCTGCTCCAGCACCGAAATGTCGCTTTCGCCGCAGGACTCCGGGGCCTTGACCAGCAGATAGCCATTGCTATGCGCGAAGGCGGCCAAGATCCGAACATCACCCGTCATGCGGACAATACGATCCGCCTCGGCCAACGTCAGATGATGCGTGGTGTTGTTGGGGTTGACCTTGTTGCGCAGCACGGCCGCCGAAATGCCGACCAGCGGCCCCAGGGACTCGCTGCCGCCCTTGTACTCATGCACCGTCAGATCGGCCGCAGTGGTGATGTTCATTTCCTGATTTCCTGAACGTATCTATTGCTCAGCAGCGGCCTTACGATGCGCTGCATGGAAAAACGAATTGCGACCTACACGTCCAACGGCCCAATCTGCACCTTGTCGCTAGGCTTTGCCGGTGCCGCCGGCTGCGGTGCCGGCTGGGCCGGCGTCGTCGCGCTATCCATGCGCTCTCTCCTTAAAAACGGGTGGTCAGCCCCTTAGAATGGTTGCTCTCACACAAGACACTCGCCCCAATATGGAGAGGGCTGACCATGGAAAACAATTCAGATCCGAACTGGCTTTGGACCCAAGGCATGATTCACGCACTCAAGGTGGCAGTTACTGCGATTGCTGCAACTCACCCGGAGCGCGATCAATTGAAGGCGGCTCTTTCCGATCTGTATTCGTCATTGGCTGCGCAGGACAATCCAGTGGCTCGATCGCCGGAAGCCACGGAGGGCTGGAACTCCGTTGTTCGGTCGCTTCAGTCGGTTCTCGGGGGATTCCCTGTCCTGACGGAATCGGGACAGGCGCACCAAAGGCTCTGATCTTTTCGTCGCAAAATGCGGCCAACTCATGCGCGAAAGTGAGCGCGGATGCGCGATCTATCCGCTCCGCTGACGGCAGCCGTTCCGAACGGATCACGGCGCGGTCAGGCAGACGCACGCCGCCCTGTCGCGCCCCCGCCGCGATTCGCTCAACGGCTGGACGAATCAGCCACAGAACGAATCGGGCGTAGAGGCTATGCATGGGAGGGCCCCCGTCGTCCGGAAATAGGCGCCGCAAGATCTGGCCAGATGAGCCAATAGTCATCAGGACGTAGGCTTTGGCGAGTCACCGTTCCTCGAGTGGCGCGCTCTATGGCGAGGCAGTGCTCGATAGGCACGACTCGTCCGGCAGTCTTCCATTGCCAAACGGCAGCCCTTGTCACGCCAAGGGACCGTGCGAGTTCGGCGGCCGATCCAGCAATCCGCGCAGCAGTATCAATAGGATGTTCCATGGGCAACAGTCTAGATTTTCTGTACTTTGAAAGTCAAGTAATTCTAGACCTGCCAAGTCAAGATCTTCTTTACACTCGGGCGATGTCAATCGGCCAATGGATCAAAGAGGCGAGAAGAGTTGCGGGCCTGACCCAAACAGAGCTCGGGGAGAAGCTCGGGCGCACGAAGGGAAACGTATCCGCGTGGGAAAAAGATGCTCATGAGCCCAGCTTTACCCAGATTCTCGAGATCGCGAAACTAATCAACTGGGCCCCCCCGCCGCCCGGCCTGGAACCGCTTTTCAGAACGCGGTCGGGCGCCACACCCATTGCAACCCAGAAGCAACAAAAACCCTGGCCCTTCCCTTCCATCGATGAAGCGGGAGTTCAGGCATTGAGTCCGCGCCAAATTGGGCGTCTGGAAGGTGCTATCGCGCTTACCGTCGCTCAATTGAAATTGCCAGTGAAAGTCGAGCCCCTTCGTCAGTCGACTAGCGGCAACGTCGTCGACATGGACGGCGCGTCAGATGAATTCGCACCATTGGCTAACACCGCCCTCGCTCCTTGGGAAGGTGGCAAGACAACCAAGCAGATGGAGAACACGGCTGGGGGCGTGTTGATCAGCCAAGCAGTGGATGTTGGGCACGTGCCTGATTCCGGCTACTCGGCAAATGACCACGAATTCATACCCATCCCGGAACTGGATGTGCGCCTAGCCGCAGGCACTCTGGGCATCGAAAACTACCAAGAAACGGAGATAGGCCAGATCCTGCTCCGGCGGTCTTTTTTAGAGTCGTTCGGCTTGCCCATTGACCGGATGCGGATCGTCTACTCAGATGGAGACAGCATGGAGCCCGCTATCCGCAACCGCAACCCGATGCTTTTATACATAGAGCGCATCCAGGACATGCTGCAGATCAACCGGAGGATCGTCTACGCCATCAATCAAGGAGGATCCATGCTGGTGAAATGCATCTCGCGGACGCGAGATGGGATATGGCTGGCAAAGTCGTTGAACCCTGCCTACAAGCCCATCCCCCTGACAAGAGACGATGGCCGCGACGTCAATATCGTCGGTCGCATTCTTTGGTCACCCAATGACCTGAGGAATGGGGTGGACGAGCGATTGCTGCGCTCCTAGCGCCGGACTGCGGGATCGACTGAGGACGCAGCGGACATAGGCACCACCTCAGCGGGAACTTAACGAAATAGGACGAAGGGAGGAATCCCGCTATTCAATGTGGCCGGATGATCTTTCCATAGTCCGGTGGCGTGAGATCGGCAGGCGGGGCCATGTCACGCTGAATTTTCTCGGCTTTGTCGGCAGCTCGTCGTTTGGCAGCATCAATCACCAAGCGAGATCTAAGGTTTTGCAAACTCAACACTCCGCCGAGCACGGGCACTAACCGCAATCCAAGAAACACAAGCAATCCGCCAATAACCCCGCTGAAGACGGGAGACATATCCAATACCCCGAATCCGGGAATTTCCCAGATCAGCCTAGTTTTCACAATCGCAGCGACAACAATGGTCGCAACCGTGAGCCCATTGACTGCAAACATCCCAACCCAAAAATTCTGCTGCCGCCCCAGGGAGCGTGTCAGTTCTTCAGCTTCAGCAGGAGTCAACTCCTCAGACGTGAGGAAATTGGTTGTCACCGGGATTAGCTGCAATAGGGCGGCAGAGATTAGCCCCAAAAAGGCCAGAAGGCCGTCCTTCATGTCCAACCATGAGGACAGGTCTACGGTGTAGCCGATGACTACGCACGATATTGCTGCCAGGATAGGATGAAGGTATTTCATATCTCGAATTAATCGGCGATCTTCCCGTCCGCCAGCATTACAGCGTACGCTTGACCCATCGCTCTTAAAGCGTCGGTCGGGTCAAGCAATGACCCTACTATTTCGGACTCGCCAAACTGAGCCTTAATCAATGTCACCGACGCGTTGTGATGCAAGCGAATATTGCCATCGGGGGAGCGCACCCCTCCTTTTGCAACTACGCTCAGCTGACTGTCCGGCAAATGTCGCAGCCCAACCTCTAAGTTGCGAAGTGAGGTCTTGTCCACACGGCGCTTACGAGTCTTGTACCCAATGTGCACCTGCACGTGCAACTCAGCGTCTGCCGGCACAGCCTGCAAGACCCTATCAGCGGCGGCAGTGTCATGGTTCATGATAGCCTCTAATACACCTCGCGCCATCTCGCGTCCAGACGATTGACGAGCAACCAGATTCTGGTCCCGAACAATGTCTCGTACGACATGCTGTCCCTCGCCTTCCGGGGGTGCCGCCTCCTGAGCGTCAACGACCTGAGGCCCACTGAGGGTGCCACCGATGACAAGCTCTTTGATGTCTTCTAAGTCTCCTCCCACAGCACCTGAGTCGAACTTCGTAGCCAGAGCGATCTCCCCACCCCAGCCAGGCACATACGTTGACAAAAGCCAGGCCAGATACTTCTCGAGCGCCTCCGTCTGCAACGAAATACTCTGGATCACGAAAACATGATCCCCCTTGATCAGCCAAAACATTTGTGAATGAACATATTCACTCTGCTCTGGCGCGGCCATTTGGGCCACGATCAGTTGAGAGGAGGTGGGCCCTGCCATTTGCAAAACGGCTTGTAAATGGCCTCGGGTGAAATGCACCACATCACCAAAAGCAAGCGGTTCTCCGCCAGCGGATTGTTGCCTGAAGATGTTATTTAGAAAGTTATCTGCGTTTACCGTCTGAATTCGGGACGTATAGCGCGCTGCTACCATCGCTCCGTTGTGATTGGCTTGCATAGCTGAGGTAACTAATTGCTCCAACGTGGGGCGACCAGGTTGGTTCACATAACGGCGGTAGTGAATAGTCACCGGCTTTCGATCAATTGCCACTTCTACCTCCATATTCGAAGAAATAGAAAGTAACAGTCTACTAGCATCAATAGAACTGTATATTTATACAGTTAAATTGAACTTCGCGCAATGTAAGCGCACCCTGCCGCGCCACAGATCAGCAGCTAGTTCTCGTGTCGCTCCGGTCGCTATCCGCAATTGATCATAACTTTTACATCGCTAGGAAGTGCTTCCTAGGTTGGAAGGAGCCAGTCATGGTGCGAATTATGAATCTGGGGTGTGGTGGGGCTGGTACTGGGCCTCTGGCGTCAGCCAGACTACTAAGCCACTATCCCCCGCAGCCCACCCTGAGCGGGCTATTTTCGTTACCCAGCCACTCTTCCGCAAGCATTCATCTAGGACCCACCAGAAGTACAGTTTTTCTTGACATTAAAAGTCTAGGTTTTCTATACTTTTCAACGACACGTAGAACGCTTGGGCGGAAGCCGGCTAGTAACGCGTCTAAAGCATCACCAGCAGTACCGCTCTTTAACAACCTGTCGCCGATGTTGCTCGCCCGCCAATGTGGGGTGTTCATCCGGCTCAATCGCACCTGCGGGCATGGCCGCAGCTCTGCGCGGTGTCCCTACCGTATCCAGTCCGCCAAAGCGCGGTTCACGGGTCAAGAGGGTGAGGCGTAGACAGCCAAGAACAGAAACGGTCACGCCGGTTGGAATCCCGGCACCCGAACCGCTGAAAAGCGGGTTTCGGTAAGCGCCGCGTGCGGCGCTTACCGAAGCCAACCAGAGAGGAAATCACCATGAACCGCAGACCCAACCCGCAGAAGGAAGTTGATGCCTGGAATGCCCGTGTGAAGGTGGGCGACATCGTGGAGTACGCCGAAGTCAGGGGCGAAACCACCAATCAATACAAGACCGCCTCGGCGGCCGAAGTGTTGAGCGGCCATGCCGCCGTCGTGTGGCTCCACGGTAAGAGCGGCTGCGTATGCGTCAGCCACTGCAACCCGGTGGCCGCCTGAAGAAATCCAGGAACCTCCATGAAAACAATTCTCGCAATCGGCCTCGTCACCGCCCTGGCTGGCTGCACCGACGCCCAGAACGCGCACCGCGTTCTTAGCAATGCCGGTTATTCCGATGTCCAGATCACCGGCTATCAAATGTTCGGATGCGGCAGGGATGATTCTGTGCGCACGGGCTTCACCGCCAAGAGTCCGGGCGGTGCACATATGAGCGGCATCGTCTGCCAGGGCTGGGGCTGGTTTTCCAAAGCAGCAACTATCCGCTTCGAATAACTCGCCGCGCACACCTGCGCGCAGCACTGAGGAAATGACCATGAGCCTGAAGCAACAGTACGAAGACTACATAGCCCGCCTGCGCGCTCGCGGCGATGAAATTACAAATTACGAATGCCCGGACTGCGGCGGCGTGATCGACACCAAGGCAGCGCCGGAAGGCGAATCGTGGGACACGCTGTCCACCTGCCCGCACTGCGAGGGCCTGCATATGAAGTTCACGGACGGGCCCGCCGCTCACGCTGAATTGCTCCCAGCCTGAGGAAAGGGCCATGGACCTGCAACTTATGGCTCGTCGGTATGCGCGCTACTGCGACTGGTGCCGCCGGAGCGGCTACGCGGCGCTGGATTGGCCCGAATACAAACAGCTGCGCGCGCCGCATTACTCGCGCTGACAGTCCCGGCTCATGCCCCGCGTGCGGGGTATCGGCAGGCGCTGTTGCCTGATCCCCTTGGAGACTTCCCCATGCTCGCCGCCTTCATACGGTTCCTGGAAGAACTGATCGACGTTGCCAACTTCGGAAACACGATCAGCAAGTAGTACGCGGTCGCCCAAAGCTAAAGGGCCGAATCCCCTGTTTCAAAGGATTCGGCCCCACTTGCTAGGTGCCAGCCCGCTTGCCTTTAGGCAAGCCAGCCAGTTCTTAAATCGGTTTGATCATGGTCGCCTGAGGACCTTTTTGTCCTTGGCCGGCGACGAAAGACACACGCTGGTTCTCTTCCAGAGATTTGTGCCCGCTACCCTGAATCTCAGAGTAATGAGCGAAGAGGTCCTTACCGCCCAGCTCCGGCATGATAAAGCCGAAGCCCTTGTCGCTGTTGAACCACTTCACAATACCAGTTTCAATCTTCAATGTAAGTCCTTGATGTACAGGGAAAAGTATCCCTGCGCGCACTATGGACTCATCGCCCCCACAAAGATATCGCTGTTTCAAAAAGACACATATTCCACCGCGTCTTTGAAGAGCCCCAATACAAGCAGCCAACATCTATAGGCGGCTTCGGAGAGCGGGCCGGCGCCGCAACGTCACCGGCGCTGAAAGTGACTTTCAGGACACACCGGGCTTTCCGGCCTGCTCTCCGAAGCCCACAACCACACACCGTGCAGAACCACAGAGGATCAACCGCCAACCAGAAGCGGACTACGATTGCATTGCTCGGTTAGGTCAAATACACCTACTCGGGCGGCTCGCCTCAAAGCTGATGATCCGGGCGCCATTGCGGGGATAGCATCCATGCTGGTAGTCACCCGACACGACCACATCTACAAACCCAGTTTCCCGCAATGCGAGAGCCAACTCCTCGACGCCCCACCAGCGCAAATGGAATAAGTCAAGTTCTGTCGACAGCAACGCTCCATCCCGCCAGTGTTCGTAGCGCAGATGATCAAGGGTTGTTTGTTTGATGTAATCAATCTCGGCCCGATGACTGGTAAGCGTCAGCAATTCGCTGCCATCTACCGCCCAACTGCGCACGGAGCTCACCTCTCCAATGAGGCTCTCGATGGGATCAATATCTACGATCAGCCTGCCACCGGGCAGCAGATGATCCCAAAACCGCTTGAGCACGGCCATTGCCGAAGCGGTCTCTGTAATCAACTGCAGCGACCCCGCCGGCATGACAATGCACGCGAAGCGTCGATCGTAGCTAAATTGTTCGAATGTTTGACAGGTCAGCGCGGGAGCAAGACCTCTACTTAGGCACTCCCGCCTACAGTGGTCGAGCATGTCTTGCGACGCGTCGAAACCTTGCATCGCTAGCCCCGTCTCAAGCATCGGTATGAAGATCCGGCCATTGCCGACCGCAGGTTCCAAGATCGGACCATCACACCCGGTCAAGCGCTGCCGATAATATTCCACGTCGCCGAATGAGTGGCCAATGGGCTTATCTAGGTGATAGATCCAGGAAGCGAGTTTTCCGTACCTGTTGGGCATTTCTTCTCCATGTCAACCTTGAGTAGGCTACCTTACGTGACTTGGAAATGAATGCAAACTCGGCCGCAGCAGGCAACGCCGAAAACCGCAACTCTATCGCTCCGAACAGCCGTCAATCGAATTTTGCACCCTCATCAAACTCAACAACGCTGAACTCGCCTGTTGACTCAAGGTAAGCCCTCTTGACGCATGCCAAACGGTCTACTCCTTTCAATCGCAACTGTTCCATGAGTTCTCCGCGGGTGATGTGCTCTCGCCGCAGGCCGGATACAACTAGCTGGCCGTTTCGGACGAGGCAAACGCGCTGAGGCTCCAAGGCCCGCCGCAACATCGGCACGTAGTAGCCAATGCGGTCCAAGAAAAAGCTCCAGCCGACGATCGTCACAACTACGATGATTCCGTCACCCAGCGAATACGAATCGCCAGACATGGCGTTGCCAGCTGCGTCGGCCACCAACACCAAAACCAGCATGTCGGCCACCCCCAAAGAGCCAAGGTCGCGGCGGCCGGAAATTCGCAAAAGCACATAGAGAACCCAGTACATCGTGGTTCCTCGAATGAACATTTCCGCGAATCCGGCCTGAAGTTCGAAGATTCTTGAAACGTCGACCATCTCTGCTATCTCCGCTTGTGATGCTCCGCAGTCCATTCGCTGTAAAGAGCGACCAACCTCGATAAGGCGTGCTCCGCACTCGCCAAACGTATGGCATTGCGACTGCCCGCGAATTGGATAGTTTCGGAATAGACGGCCGGCGATGCATCCGCCCCTCCCCCTTTAAACACCCATGCAAAACACTGGGTGCCGGCGGGAATTTCGTCGTCAGTGCCGTCGGTGACACCCGTGTTGGAAATGACGACGTTCGCACGGCTTATCCGTGCAGCGCCTAGCGCCATCTCCCTTGCCACCGCCTCGCTCGTCAGATTGTGGTGCCGCAGGGTATGGGCAGAAACGCCCAAACACTTCATTTTTGCTTCCGGAGAGTAAACAACAAAGGCGCAATCCAATAAGGCGCCTGCGCCAGGCACGTCGGCCAAGGTTGCAGCGATGAGGCCGGCCGTGCACGACTCGGCAGTTACCAGCACCAATGAGTGCTTACGCATAAAGAGCGCGGTCCGCTCGATCGCGTTCATCCCCGTCCCCTCGACACCAATCTCGAGGGTACGTCAGCAAGTCCTGTGCCGGGAGCTGCCTGGGCCCACGGCAACGCGTATCAAAGGCTTCCCCATGCCCTCAACTATCCCCGCCATCTGGTGGGGCCTGGCGCTGCTCGCCCTGGTGGCGGTGGCACTGGTCCCCATCGGCAACTACTTCACCCGCCGCTATGTCGCGGCCGATCCCTGGAGCCCCACATGAACACCATCAGCGCAAGCGCGCCCCCGGTGCGCATCCGCCCCCTGCAAGCCGTCGCGAAGGCCGGCCGCAAGCTGGGCAACTTGATCGCGCCTCGCGACCACGCCGGCCGCGGCAATTGGAGCAAAGACGCAGATATTCCGTGGCAGGCATGGCCTGGCGCCCTCGCCTTCGCAGCGTTCGTCCTCTTCGGCCCGCAGGCCCTGGGCTGGCTGCTGCGCCTCGTCCTATGAACGGCATCGAGTTCATCGTAAGGGACCGCAGCGGCTGGCGCCCGCGCATCCCTTTACCCCGACGCCGTATCAGCGCCGTAGAAGTTAGCCAAGTCCGCGCTCTGAAGAAATTCAGCCCCGCCCCTACATCGCCCAAGGTGCCAGCATGACCAAAGCAACCATCCAGATTGACCATACCGCCCTGAAAGCCGCTTGCCGGATCATGGCGAAGAACGATATCCGCTACTACCTCAACGGCGTCTACGTGGAGGCAACCAGGGATCAAACCCTTGTGGTCGCCACCGATGGGCATCGTTTGATCCTGATCCGCACGCAGACTGAAAACGAGGTCGAGGATGCGGAAAGCCTGATCATCGCGGGCGATGTAGCCAAGCGAATTGTGGACGGCTCCATTCGCTCAATTCGTCAAATTTCGATGACGAGAACAGACGCGGGAAAGTGGCATATCCCCCTGTTCAAATGGGGTGTGGAACTGTCATTCGGTTCCGTGGAAGGCGTGTTTCCGAATTGGCGAAAGGTCGTGCCAGAGCGGACCACCGGAGAGCCCGCGAACTTCAACCCCCAATACCTCGCCGACTTCCAGGCGGCTGCACACGATTACTTCGGCGGCAGCAAAGGAAGACTCGGACTCATTGAGGTCAGCCAGAACGGCCGGGGCGGCGCGCTCGTTACCCCCACGCGAAAAGATGGCGACTTCATTGGCGTCGTAATGCCATTCGAAGCCGCAACCAACCATAAGGCGGAGCCGCCCGCCTGGGCGCTCACGCCTGCTCCTAAGGCAATTGCGGCCCGATACAGACGCGCCATTCCCAATACCGACAGTCAAACCGAGGCTCGCGCGTAAGCCGCTCTCTTTCGCAACGAATGGAGTAATCCCAATGTGGTTCAAGAACCTGAAGCTTTACCGCCTGTCCGCCGCCTGGCCGTTGCACGGCGATGACCTGGAAGACGCACTGGCCCGCCAGGCATTCCATCCGGGCAACAACCTGGAAATGCAGTCCATCGGCTGGGTTCCGCCCCGCGAGAACGGCGGGCTCGCCCACATCGTCGGCGGTCAGATCCTGCTGACTCTGCGCGCGGAAACGAAGCTGCTCCCCGGAACCGTCATCAACCAGGCGGCCAAGTTCCGCGCCCAGGAAATCGAAGAGCAGCAAGGCTACAAGGTCGGCCGCAAGCTGATGAAGGAAATCAAGGAGCGCGTCACCGACGAGCTTCTGCCCCGCGCCTTCAGCATCTACCGCGATACCCGCGTCTGGATTGACCCGATCAACCTCTGGCTGGTGATCGACGCGGCAACCTCCAGCAAGGCCGATGAGGTGATCGGCATCCTGGCGAAGTGCATCGATCCCTTCCCCCTGGAAAACCTGTACGTCGCGCAGTCGCCTGCGGCGGCCATGACCGGGTGGCTGGCAGAGGACGAGGCCCCGGCCAACTTCACCATCGACCAGGACACCGAACTGCGGTCCTCCGGCCATAGCGGCGCGGCCATCCGCTACGTCAAGCACTCCATCGACGCCGACGACGCCCGCCGACACATCCAGTCCGGCAAGCAGTGCACCCGCCTCGCCATGACCTGGGCTGACCGCATTTCCTTCGTCCTCACCGAAGGGCTGGATATCAAGCGCGTGTCTCCCCTGGACGTGCTGAGGGAAGGCGGCGAAGCCACGCTGAACGATGACGAAAAGTTCGATTCGGACATGCTGCTCATGACCGGCGAGCTCGCCAAGATGATGGCCGAACTTGTCGATGCCCTCGGTGGCGAAAAGCGCATCTGACCAAAATGGGAAATCAAATGAACACGCAAACCAAATCCCGCGGCGATGCCGCATGGAATCTAGTCGGCCTCATCAGCTGCTTCCTTGTCCTTTTGATCTACAGCGCCTTTGTCGCCGCCAAAGTCTGGAGCTGGACCATGCCGGTTCTGTTTGGATTGCCGAGTTTTGAGTTTCGCCAAATGGTCGCCCTATTAATTGTCGTGGCAGCTCTACGCGGCTTTCCCTCGAAGGTCGAGCCGGACTCAACACCCTATCGCACCACCGCTATCAAGCTCCTCGCCTGGACCGTGCTGTTAGGTCTGGGTGCAGTTGCGAGCAGCTCCCTTTAGCCCACCGCTGAATGCGACGGAGAACCCTCATGAGTGCATTTTGCGTGTTCGGAATGACCGAGACCATTGCAAAAAAGTCCGCTGAGCAGGCGTGGCGGAGGCATGTGGCCCAGATGACGCCGGAGGTCCGGAAGCACATTCAGGAATCCGACGAAAAGGAGTGGATTGCCGTCAAGACGGAATACCTCCTGTCGAAGGGCACGCCGACTCAGCTATCTGCTTCCTTCGACGCCCCTCAGTTCGCGGAGGACTTCATCCGTCTGGCGCGCAAGCAAACGCGCTCCTCTCGGCTCAAGGTGATGGTCCGTGGCGAGAAGCTGGACAAGCAAGGCAGTCCGCGCATCAGCAAGGCCACCAAGCGCCCGATCATCGGCTGGATCCCCTACTAGCCGCGGCCAGCCTTCAACTACTTCACGAACGAAAAAATGGCAAAAAACAGCATCGACGTGTATGGCTCGACCGGGAAGACCAACATCCTGACGTTCCTGCCTGAACAACTCCACCTTGTCACGGACCCCGAACACCCTCTATTCGATGAGCGCGTGTTCTTGCCGGTGGACGAGGCCATGGTCTTGAACATCGAGGAACTGGGCATCCTTCAATCCATCGTCGTCTGGAAAGACCCTGAATCCGGAAAGACCTTGGTAGTCGCGGGACGCCAGCGCGTCAAGGCCGCCCTGGAAGCAAACCGGCGCTTAGTGGCAAAGGGGAAAAAGCCCCTGCTGGTGCCCGCAGTACCCCGGAGGGGCCGAACCGCGCACCAGGTCGCCGGCGGCATGATCAGCGAGAACGAGATCCGCAAGCCCGACACACCCATGGGCCGGGCAAACAAGATGGTGGCGGCGCTCAACCAAGGGCGCACCGAGGGCGAACTAGCGCTGCTCTTCGGCTGCTCTCAGGCCATAGTCCGCGACACCCTTGCGATCTTCGATTGCACCTCCGCCGTCAAGAATGCGCTCGAAGCGGGAAGCATCACGCTCACCCACGTCAAGACCCTGGCGAAGCTGCCGCCGGAGGAACAGCGCAGCAAGGTGGCCGAACTGGTCGAGGTCGGCAAGGACGCCAAGCCTCACGAACGCAGCCGCAAGCAGGCCGCCGTCATGGGCGACCGCCCCCGCGTCAAATCCCGCAAGCAGATCCTGGCCGCCCTGGACCAGGCCCAAGGCGAATACGCCGCCGCCCTTCGCTGGGTGCTGGGCGACGAACAAGGAGCCACCGCATGAGCGCCCCCGAATCCAACACCAGCGCCGATCAGGCCCTCAGCAGTTTCATGGGAGCTGCCATCGGCGCCCCCGAAACCTCCCTGGTTGACCCTCACGACGACACCCTGGCGCGCACGGGCAACACCGCCGATCACCAGGCCGGCTGGTTCGCTGGGATTAAGCAGGGCCAGGCCAATGCGCGGGATGCGCCGCCGCCCCTGAATGACGACCTCATCGAAATACTGGGACGGCCCAATTTCGCGTGCGGCCAGCTGGCAACGCTTCTAAGGGCCGGCGGCCACGTCATCAAGAACAAGGCCGAGCACGAGCAAGCGGCCGTGATCCATTTCCTACTCGGCCATTACCTGAAGCACGGGAATGATTGGCATGAGCGCGTAGGCGCAGCCTTCGAAGCCATTGCCGCCCAGCAGGGCAAAGGGGATGAGGCATGAAAAACGGCATCGATGTCCTCAACGAGTTCACGAAGGAAGAAATCATCGCCTACGTGCGCGAAAAGGGATTCTTCCTGCGCATCAGTCGCCGAGACCTGCTTTTCATCCGCTGGAAGACTGCTAGCGAGAAGCTGATGGCCGACTTTGATGCGGAGCTTGCCCGCTGGGATGCGGAAAAGCCCGATTTCAAAAAGCGGGATGCCTTGGCTATCCAATGCAATGCCAGCAAAGACATCCACGAAAGGCTTCGTCTACTGCGCGAGATCGAACCATACGACAAGGCTCTGCATGATCACATTTCGCGCACGCGGAAGCTGGACGCCCGGCAGAAGACCGTTGACCGCATGTATCGCGACATCGAAAGGGAGGGAGCATGACCGACCACACCACCGCCGCCCAGGCGGCAGACATCAATCCGCTGAGCGATGAATACGTGAATGCGGTCATCCAGCGGCACGGCTACCAGAGCCCCGAAGCCGTCTGCGCCCGCCTCTATCAATGGATCGGCCTGCACGGCGGGGAGAACGGCGTCACCCTGCTCATCTACGAAGCGCACAAGGTGCTGTCCAAGCTGTGCACCCCGGTAGCCGATGACGGACTGCCCTATGTGCTGCCGGAATACACCAACGAAAACGGCGCGCAATTCGTCAGCATGGCAACCGTGCAAACGGTCCTGCGTGCTGCCCGCGCCGCCCTGTCCGCGCAACCGGGAGCGCAGAAGGAGCAGAGCGATGCGTGATCGCATGCAGGCCGAACTGTTTTCGGCCGCCAACCTGGCGGCCACAGTCAAAATCCCGCCGGCGCCGAGGTTGGTCCCGCACTACGACTGGCCGTTCCCAGGAATGTCACCCTCGGACTCGGCCAGAGCGGGCATTGCCATGAGTAGCGCGTTCATCGAGACCATCATCGCCACCATCAAGGCATACCCAGACCGAGCAGGCACCGATGCCCAAGTGCTGGCACTGATTCCGGAGGACTGGAAAGCACTGCTCGGCCCCTGGGCGCACGGCAGCATCGAGGATAGACATGGCCGCCCCCACGGCATCAAGGTCACGCATGTGACGCACGAGGGCACCGGTGGCGGCTTCCATCGAGAGTATCGAATCGAGGAGGCTGGCAATGCCTGACGACATAAAGTTGCCGGTACTGCCGCCCATCCACCACAAATGGGCGCCGCTAATTTCTGATCACCTAGCCGAGGCTTTGCAGGCTTGGTGCCGCACGTACGCCCGCGCCGCCATCCTGGCCGACCGTCAGCAGCGCGCCGCCAACGCCCACACCATGCAGCACAACGACGGAAGCTGGGTGTATGGCTGAAATGCATCATACACATAGCATTAATGAAAATAATGACTCATTAATAGAGCAAATATGACTCCGCTCTATACGCTCGCGGTCCCGCTCGGGATCGTCATCAGCGTCGTCGCCGGGCTGCTAATGCCGAGCCAGGCCAAGCGCCCCCGGTGCCGCTGATGCCAGCGACTGACCGGACAAGTCAAGTTCTCAGCAGGCCCACCTAGCGGGGGCTTCGTTTTGGAGGTTCTGATGAACGAATACCTCTCGGCCTCCGACCTGGCCGAACTGGTCGGGTGCAAGCCGAACCAGAGGGCAATGATGGCGCGCTGGCTCAACCGCCACGGCTGGCGTTACGTCGTTGATAAGAACGGCATCCCGCGCGTCCTGCGGGCATATCGAGATAAGAAACTGGGAGTAGTAGATGGCCAGCAAAAAGCCGGTCTCACGTCGGCCCCGAACCGCGACGCCTTCGCCCGCATGGGAGAAGACCGGGATCGCAAGGCTGTACAAGCGCGTCGGCAAGCGGCGCATTAGCTGGATATACAAGCACCTGGACGGACGTAGCCAAACGCTGGCCTCAGCCGTCCTCGGTGACCGCGCCGCACGCTACGACGCCGAGCGCCTTGCATCGAAGCTGGCAGTTGAGATACAGCAAGGCGTTGTGGTGGCAGGCGCCGTATCCGAAATGATCGAGCGTTTTGAGCTCAAGGAAGATCCGACCTATTACCAAGACCAGTCCAAGGACGGCAAGAAGATCAGGAAAGGGATGTACACGAACCTAACGAAGTTCTTCGGCCGAATGGTGCCGGCGGAGATGACCGCCCAACATGGCTATCAGTACCTAGAGGACCGCGCAGCCGCGGGCGCACCGATCAAGGCAAATAAGGAGTTGAGTCAATTTTCCGTAATCTGCCACTTCGGTGTGAAGTGGGGGCTGTTGGCAGCGAATCCATTCGTCAACATGATGAAAAACCGGTCGACCTCGGACACGAAGATCATCGACAGGCGCCAAGTCTTACGTTTCTACCTGTGGTCCATCAAGCAACGTGAGAACTACCGGACGATGGGATGCGCCGCGATGTTCACCTATCTCACTGGCTTTCGATCATCCGAGGCGCGCCCCTATCTGAAGGCCGGGCTGAAGGAGGAAGGGGTGACGGTCCTTTCCACCAAGCGTAAGAAAGGCCAGATTGAAGTGTTGAAGGTTCGGGAGTGGTCAAAGCGCCTGCGCGTGGTTGTGGCTCGCGCCCTCGACCGCAAGAACACCAGCAGTCCGTACCTGTTCGCCCCCAGCAAGAGATCCGAAGCCTATACCCGGCACGGCTGGGCTTCAAGTTGGAAGGATGCCCAATTAGCATGGATTCGGACGGTGGACAAAACGGTGAAAGAAAAGACTCTCACCGCCCACCCGCTGTACTTCAATTTGCAGCATATTCGACCCGCCGCGATCACTATGAAGATAGTGAACAGGGATGAGGACGCATACGATTTCGCGGCTCACGCCAACCCCGCCACAACCCATAAACACTATGACAGGCGAGTCGTAAAGCGGGCTACTGCGACCGAGTGAAGTTCTAATGCAGGCATTTTTATTCTAATGATTAGCCCGTTAGCGAATCCCCACCTGCCGTAAGCCGTTGTATTTGCTGGCGATTCTGGCGCGGCAGGAGGGGCTCGAACCCCCGACCTCAGGCTTAGAAGGCCCGTGCTCTATCCAGCTGAGCTACTGCCGCGCGGTGTGGTGATGGCCCGGAAAGGATCCGGGCGCCGCATTTTACCTTGTTGCGGGCGGCTTGGGCGGCCGGCCCGCAATACCTGGGTTTGAACCCTACTCTTCGCCTATATCCGCATGGGTCGACACCCACAGCACCAGGGCGTCTTCGGGGCTCAGGCTGATCACCCGGTGGCCCATGCGGCTGTCTATATAGAAGCTTTCCCCGGTCTTCAGCCGGGCGGGTTCGTAGAACTCGGTGTAAAGCTCGACCTCGCCTTCCAGGACGTAGACGAATTCCTCGCCGCGGTGGCGGCTCCAGTCGTGGAATTCGTCGAAGGAGCGGGCCTTGACGCGGGTGTGGAAGGGCATCATGCGCTTGTGCGACAGCGCGGTGCAGAGCAGGCGGTGGTCGTAGTACGGGGTTTCGTACTGGCGCCCTTCCCCCTGGCGGCTGAGGCTGCGGCGGCCGGTGCCCATGTGGGCGTCGGACGCGGTGAAGAGTTCGGCCACGTCCAGCTCCAGGCCTGCCGCGATCTTGATCAGGTTGTCATAGGTGGGCGACAGCAGGCTGTTTTCGATCTTGGACAACGTGGACGCGGACACGCCGGTGGCCGCGGCCGCCTGCTTCAAGGTCCACGCCCGCGCCTGGCGCAAGGCTCGCAGCCGCTGTGCCAACACGCTTTGTTTGTTGCCTTCCAT